TGGCATCTCTGAAGACGCAGACACAGGCGATGCGGAAGTCATTCCTACGCAAGCTGACCTTCAGGCTTATCTGGCGCAAGTGGGCGCAAATTGGACACAGCCTGACCCTGCCAATCCTAATGATCTAGAGGCCACGGTGCCGTTTGACCCGGCTGCGGCTGCGGCTTGGGTTTGGGGCAAGCTGACTGCGTTGAATGCTTGATGGAGGCATAAATTGACCCGCTAACCCTTCTTGCTGCTGCCAATGCTGCTGTTGCGGCGGTTAAGAAGGGCTGTGAGCTTTACAAAGAGATTAAAGGCGCGGCGGGTGAAGTTAAAGAAGTACTGGATGATCTGAAGGAGCAGTACAACAAGATCGTCGATCCGACGCCGGTGCAGAAACAGCAATACCACGCAGAAGTTCAGCGTGTGCAAGAAATAGCCAAAGCTGATCCGAACGACGTCTACACCAATATTGGTGATCAGTTGGGCGTGTTGATGGACAGCTATGACGCGCTAAGCAAGGCGCTGTTGGCAGAGCAGGTAGCAGGAAGCAAAGTCTATAAAGGCGAGGAAAGTATTGGTAGACGGGCGCTGCGGCGCATCATCATAACGACCAGATTAGACGCAATGCTGACTGAGATACGGGAGACTATGGTGTACCGAGCGCCGCCGGAGTTGGGGGCGCTCTGGAGCAAGTTCGAAGAGATGTGGCAGACCATCGTCAGAGAGCAAGAAGCAGCCCATGCTGAGGAACTTAAGCTAATACAAATCGCAAGATGGCGACGAAGAAAAAGGATAGCGGAAATCAAGTCAAAAGTGGCATGGGTTTCAGCAGTAGTTTTCGTAGTTCTTTGGGCGGTGGGTCTAATGTGGCTGACGACAAGAAGCGCGATGATGAAAATGTCCCTTGGTCACTAATCGTCGTGGTGATGGCGGTGTTGTTGATGTTTTTCATCATCATGCCCGTCTTGGCGTTTATGTATTACGACATGTATTTTGCAACACAAGCAGCAGTGCAGGAAGTCCGCAAAATGAAAGACTTGCGGCGCGAGATTCTTGAAGAACGACTATATGGAAGGTGAACTATGCTGACTCTTATTTCTTCTATTGCCGGTTATATCGTCGCGCTGTTTCCGCGTATATTCGATGTGCTGCAAGACCGTGCGGACAAGAAACACGAACTCGACATCCTGCACATGCAAATGCAACAGCAACTGCGGTTGACCGACAAAGGCTATTCCCCGGCTGACAAGACGGAAGAAGTCCGCGAAAATGATGAACAAGACCATCAACAGTATATGGCCCAAATGGGCATGATCTATAACAACCAAGAGAAGTTGCTTGAATCTTCTTCTCAGTGGGTCAAAGACATGACTGCGGCTACCCGCCCATTTGTCACATTCATCTTCGTGCTTGAGTTGGTCTTGATCAACTTGCTGACGATGCTTTGGATCTTTATGCACGGCGACAAAATCACGTCGATTGGCGAGTTGATTCAAATCATGGAGATCGTGTTCGACGCCGACGAGATGGCGCTCTTGGGCACGATCATCGCTATGTGGTTTGGTTCCCGTGGTAACTCGAAGGCTGGCAAGTGATCTATTTGATCTACGCTAGGATGATTGCTACCGTGGGTATCTGTGCTTATTTGATAATCAATTTGCCATGAAACTGCCGCTCGCCACAATTGCAATGATCAAGCACCACGAAGGTGTTCGATACAAACCCTACAAATGCCCGGCCAAACTTTGGACCATCGGGGTGGGACACGTTCTCTACCCTGAGCAGGGCAAGATGCCGATCGATCAACGCGACAAATTCGCACTGAAGATAGAGGATTTCCGTGCATTCAGCAAAGACGAAGTGGATTCAATCCTTGAGAAAGACTTACAGCGTTTTGTCGCTGGTGTTCTTCGTTACTGCCCTGACCATCTTAACGAAAATCGCTTGGGCGCGCTGGTCAGCTTTGCATTCAATGTTGGGTTAGGCACGCTCCAACGGTCAACCCTGCGGCAGAAGCATAACCGAGGCGACTTTGAGGGGGTCAAGCAGGAGTTCCTGAAGTTCACCAAAGCTGGCGGCAAAGTCTTGCCGGGTCTGGTAAAGCGCCGGAACGATGAGATTTCCCTGTACTTCTCGGAGCCAAAGTGAACCCATATCTAGTTTTGGTAGGTGTAGCCGCTGTCAGCATCTTTGGTGGGCTTTCCTATTACAAGGGCTATGAGGGCGGTCAAGAGGCCGTACAGCAGGCTTGGGACAAAGAAAAAGCTCAACAATACGCCCAATACGCCAAAGGTCAAGAGGAATCCCGCAAACGCGAACAAGAGCTCCAATCGACCGCCAACAAGCTCAGACAGGAGAAAGACCGTGAAATCCGTGAAATTGCTGCTAGGAATACCGCTCTTGCTAACAGCCTGCGCGACCGCCAAAGTCGCCCCGCCGCCAATGCAAGTGCCGTGCCCAGTGCCGCCAGCGTTGGACCAAGTGCCTGTACCGGAAAAGAGCTTTACCGAGAGGATGGCGAATTTCTTGTCCGGCTCGCTGGAGAAGCCGACGAAGTCAGAGCAGCCCTCAAGCAATGTTACGCCCAATACCAAGCAATAAAATGAAGCACGCCGCATTAATATGAATTGCCTAAAAGTGCTTTCCCGAGACATAATCTTGAAAAGGTGCATGCTGAACCAGCGGCAAACCCGATGGAGCGAGTATGAGCTATAGCATGACCTATGACAGCTTGCTGCAGGATGTCCGGCGCTATTTGGAGCGCGGCTTCACTGCGGAAAGTGACGCCATCGTCTACGAGCAGCTGCCGCGTCTTATCACGCTCGGCGAGCGTCGTATCGCGCGCGAACTTAAAATTGAAGGTTTCATCCGTGCAGTGCAAACGCCGCTGCAAGTCGGGGTAGCCGTTTATCTCAAGCCAGACCGCTGGCGCGACACCGTGAGCATGACGGTCGACAACGCGCCATTGTTCGCGCGCTCTTACGAATACATCCGCAATTACTGGCCTGATGAGTCGCAAACCGACACGCCAGAGTTTTATGCAGACTATGATTATCAACATTGGATAATCGCCCCGACGCCTGACGCCGCGCAAACGTGGGAAATCTTGTATTACGAGCAACCTGCATTCTTGGGCGAAGATTTCCAAACCAACTGGCTCACGGAATACGCGCCTGACTTGTTGCTTTATGCGACGTTGCTCGAAGCCGCGCCATTTTTGAAAAAAGACGAACGAATTCAAACGTGGCAAGCTATGTATGATCGTGCGGCGCAAGCTCTGAGCGGCGAAGATTTGAAGCGCATCATGGATCGCACCGCGAACAGGAGTGAAGCGTAATGACCATTTATACCGACGTATTCGGCGGCGCGAATATTTATCCTAGCGAGATAAGTTATAGCTCGCTCACGCTGACCACGAGCGTTTATCTTTCTTGGCCGGAAGAAACTTCCACCAATGAAAATCTTGCCACCCGCATCATCGATGTGACAGCCGCTGCAGGGTTGAGCATCTATTTGCCAGAAGCCAACAAGACAGGCACCGGCAACACAATCCTCTTCAACAATCGCGGCGCGAACACCGTCACGGTTCGCAACGCAACCGGCACACAAGTCGTCACCATCGCCGCTGGAGAGTTGTGGCAGGTTTATCTCGCCAACAACACGACCGCCGCAGGCACTTGGCGGTCATTGCAGTATGGCGCGGCAACCAGCCAAGTCAATGCGAGCTCGCTCGCTGGCACAGGCATCGTCGCTGTCGGCACGCTGTTGAGCCAGTCTGTCCCTGTCACCGCATTCAATGCAAACTACACCGCAGGCGTCAACGACCGCGCCAAGATGTACAACTGGACTGGTGCAGGCGGCACATTGACGTTGCCAGACGCCGCGACTGTTGGCGACAACTGGTTCATGTATTTGCGCAACAGCGGCTCTGGTGCTGTTTCTGCTGACCCGCCGGGGTTGATCACGATCAACGGCTCTGTTTCTTTGAGTTTCCAGCCGGGCGACAGCGCGATCATCGCGTCTGATGGAACCAATTTTTACACCATTGGTTTCGGTCAATCTGCCGTCTTCGCGTTCGATTACACTGTCATCAATGTGCCCGGCACAGGCACTTATACGCTCACCGGGTCGGAACTCAACAGGATTGCTTACCGTTTCACGGGTGCATTGACCGGCAACCGTGTGATTGTTGTTCCTGCGACGGTGCAACAGTATTGGGTTGACAACCAAACAACCGGCGCATACACACTTACAATCAATCCTTCCGGCGGCGGTACAGGGTTCAATGTCGGCCAAGGCCAACGCGTCATCCTTTATTGCGATGGCACAAATGTTTTGAATGCGACGACGCAAGGCATTTCTGTTCCACTCACGATCGCAGAAGGCGGCACAAACGCGACCACAGCCAGCGGCGCAAGGATCAATTTGGGTGGAACATCCACAGGCATCGCGCTGTTCACGGCAGTTGACCAAGCCGCTGCATGGGCGGCGTTGGGCGTCGCGCCTGCGGGTGTTGTTGATGGCGGGACATTCTGATGCCTGAAACAACCATCGTCTTAAGGTCCAACCCTGGAATAAAACGGGATGGGACAAAGTATGAAGGCGATTTCTACGTCGACGGACAATGGGTGCGTTGGCAACGCGGACTGCCGCGCAAGATGGGCGGCTATCGCTCAACTCAAAAATTCTTGACACAAATCAGTCGTGGGTTGTCTAACTTCACGCAGCAAGGGTTCGTTTATTGTCATTCCGGCAGCGCGAATTATCTTGAGCGATTCACGATCGACAACACCCTCAACAGTTCTGTAATCAGCAATAGAACGCCGGTGACCGCTGCCGCCACAGCGACGGTGATTTTGACTGGGGGCGCGAGCGGCTCTGTTGATTCAATCACGGTTGACGGCGTGAATGTCATGTCTGGTTCGGTCGCGTTCACGACCAACTTGTCAACCACAGCGACCGCCGTGGCCAGCAACATCAATGCTCACACCTCTTCGCCTGAATATACCGCTGCGGCTGTCGGCACAACCATAACGATCAGCGCCGCGAGCGCGGCAGGCTCCGACCCCAACGGTTACGTCGTCGCTGTCACCTCCACAACAATCACGACCACAAAAACTGATATGGCTGGTGGGTCGTTTCCGTTGGCTGGGTCGGCTGAAAACTTGTGGATGTTCGATTATCAATACGATTCGTCCAGCAGTCAGAATTACATTCTGGCTCATGTTGCGCCAAATTCGGAATGCATTTGCAACGACACAGGCGGTCAAATATTCTTCGGCGACGTTCTTGGCACCGCGCCGCTGGTGAGCGTTTCCTTGCCGCCTGACGCCAACGTCACTGGCGGCATCGTTTCCTTGCATCCTTATTTGTTTTATTACGGCACCGACGGGATAATCGGTTGGTCCAAAGCAGGCGAGCCGACGAACTTAACTGACCTCGCAGGCGGCGCAGGCATCGCGCGTCCTTGGGGCCAAAAGATCATCAAAGGGTTGCCGCTGCGGGCAGGCTCTGGCAGCGCCCCGGCAGGCATCTTTTGGGCCTACGACGCGGTCATCCGTGCCACGTTCACCGGCGGCGCGACCGTGTTCCAGTTCGACGTGATTGCCACCGACACCTCAATCATTTCGCCGCAATGCGTGATTGATTACGACGGCGTATTCTTTTGGTGCGGCGTAGACCGTTTCTTGATGTTCAATGGTGTGGTGCGCGAAGTGCCCAACCAGATGAACCTCAACTATTTTTTCGACGGCATCAATCAGAATCAAAAGAACAAAGTGTTCGCATTCAA